TTACGAAACAATTACAGTAGAAGGAACGACAAATTCTAGTGCACCAAGCTTCATTGGCTCAAAAAAAACAACAGAAGGTAATAATACAAACACTACAAGCACCACTAGCACAGGGTCATTTATTGGAAGTTCAGGAACAACTGGAACTAGTGGAAGTAGTACAGCCTTTTCTATCATGCCACCATATGTTGTTAAGTATTGCTTTGAGCGTACAGCATAATTTAAGAAGTTCTTTCAAAACAGTATTTTACTACATAAGGTGGTAAAATACTGAATGCTGTTCCTGAGCCTGATGTATCTGTAGTGCCTGAACTACCTGAAAATGAGCCTGTTGATGTTACAGAAGTTGTATTATCTGTATTACCTTCTGTTGTTCTTTTTGAGCCTGAGAATGAACTTGATACAATTCCTCCTGCAGTTATGGTGTGAGTGTGTGAAATGTCTAGCGCGTAATAAACTCTAAAAGAACCCCCTTTTGTTCCTGCTGTAGACCCTGAAGTGCCTATAAAGTGTATAAAACCTGTCGGGGTTTGTGTACCTCCAGCATTTACATAAAAAGTCGCCGCTTTATTTTTATCCATATCACTTGATGTCACAGGAAGCCCTGAAAAACTTGATGACACCGTACCGCTAGGCGTGAACGTGTGCGAGTGTCCGTTCAGTCCGTGCGAATGGGCGTTCATTGTGATTTTGCCAGACGGCGTGAAGGTGTGAGAATGGCTCGGCATATTTTCTTTTGTAAGTTTTACAGTCGCCGCTCCGCCTGTAGCCTCCGCCTTGTATGTGCTTCCTGCCGCAAGAACGAACTTGTCTGTTATCTGTTTCCACGTGCCGCCTCCGAATGTGACCGCCGGATTCTCGTTTTTTGAGGTCCAGTACAGCGAGCCGACCGGGTGCGCCGCTAAAACAGCCTCCGCCTTGATCTTGTTAAGGACAGAAAGAAGCTGCCCCGCCGCGTTTATATCCGGGGTTACAGACCTTGACTCAAGAACCGCGTTGATTTCCTGTTCAACGCTCTTCACGCCTGTGTTCAGGGCGGTCACTCCCTTTGTCGCTCCGTTCAGGAACCAGTTCAGCCATTCCGCCGGCAATACATCGCTAGGAATGAATCCGGCCGCATATTTCGCGTCGTTCGGCTGTGATTTCTGCCCCGCGTTCGCAAATTCTGGATAGTTTTCAAATTCTTGTGTCGGTGTCATATATGCCTCTCTTTTATAGTCTTTCAGTTTGTCCCTGCGGTTATGATTACCTGAGGGCTTGTGGCGAGCCGGTAAAAAAGCTGGGTAAGAATCCACACGTTCTTGTATCCGATGTTCCTCTCAAAGTCCACTGTTATATCCCTGTTTTCGTCCCAGCCTATCGTGTACTGCGAGTCTATCAGCTTCGCTATCTGGTCAACCGCATACAGGGTGATTCCGTACCGTTTTATGTACGCCACCTTGTCAAGGAAGTTTCTGTATAGTCCCAAGTCCATATAGTCGCTCGCGGTCTTTTTTGTGGAGCTGAACCGTCCGCCTACCTCCGAGCCGACTTCTGCAAGGCCGTTCTGCAGGTCCTGGTACTGCGGAAGCTCTGAAAGGATAAGAACGTTCTCCTGCGAGAATCCGACCGGCACAAGCGGACGCGGATAGCCGATTATGCAGCCTATGCTTTCCAGCTCCGTCTCCTGCGCCGTGAGTATCGACAGCTTGTAAAGATAATCCTCGATTATGTCCGCGTTTTTCAGACGCTCGTCCATTGCCGCAAGAACCGCGTTCACGACAGGACCGTTCATCTGCTTGGGAAGGTATGGGCTTTGCTTTATCATGTCAGTGTCTCCACGGTTATTGTGTCGTCGCTCACTCGCGGTATCGAGTTCACGGAGGTTTCAATAAGGTTCACCCAGGTTTCACCGTCCCTGCTCACCTGCGTGTATGCCACCTCTGTGTATGTGCAGTCCGCGAACGGAGCGGATGTAAGCAGGCTTGTGATGTTCTGCCCGATAATCCAGGACGCGCTTGCGGCGATAAGGTCGCGTTTTATCTGGTTCTCTATCTGGCTTCCGCTCTCGCCGGTCTTGGCGATGAACACCTTTACAAAAACAATCTCATTTTCCGCTTTGTCGTATTTTACCGGGATTGTCTGTCCGCTTCCTGATATGTAGTTCTGGCTGTACGCGGTCTTTGCGATTCCCGGCACGCTTGCCTTGTTTGTTATGTTTACCACATTCTCTATGCTCGTGTCGAAAGCTGTTACAGCTCCGGCTGGAATTGTTACAGGGCCTACATCAATCGCAGTGAATCCGACAGAGGCAGTGCTTCCTGCGCTCACAGTCTTTTCTGAATCCGACTTGAACGTCATTCCGTCATACAAAAAAGAAGTTCCTTTGGGAACAGCCGCATTGCCGCTCCCGGCTGTAACAAGCACTTCTACAGTCGTCCGGCTTCCTGTGTCGCTTGCGCCCGGAGCGTTCTGTGTCGGCGCGTTCATGTATCTTGCGTATGTCTCCGCTATCCTGTCGCTCTCGCCGTTTATGACCACGTATGCGGTTCTCGGCTGGAGTTCGATTCCGCCCGCAAGCGTCAGAGTTCCGCTCGTGTTGTAGTTGAAGAACACGCGAGCATGGTTCACGCCTGTAAGCTCCTCAAGCGCAATCTTCACGCCGTCGAGAGAGTATGGGATTGTGTTTCCCTTTATTATCCTTTGTCGAAGGCTCGCCGTTGTTTCCGCGTTGTTTCCCGGAATGCTAGACACATTGTTCACAACGCCTGCGAGGTTCGGTATCTGCGTCTCGAACGCTGTTATCTCGCCTTTTAGCACGACGATTGCGCCGATAGTGTCGCATACGGTCGCTATGTTCTGCGTTGTTCCCGGCTGGAGTATTATCTGTGTCTGGACAATGAAATTCACATTCTTGAACGGCGCTTTTGTTCCGGCAGGAATGACGCAGACGTTCTCCGCGTCCGCCGTTACCGTGAGCGTCAGGGTGGAGTAGCTTCCTGTGTTTCTTGTTATCGCCGCAATCGGCAGAAGGTTCTCTATCTGCTGGTCGTCGCACGCCTCAACGTTAAGGCTGTTGATTCCTGCGTTCAGCTTCTCATCGTTCTTTTCAAGACGGCTTGCACCTGCCAGTATCTGAAGATAAAGCGCGCTTGCGAAACTTTGCGACAGCTTCACTATGTCTCCGTTCTCGTCTGTCACATTGTTCGCCTCAAGAAGCGCGTTTATTTCCTCCATCCACGCCGTCGCGTGTTCCTGTGTTGTCTGCGGCAGCCATTCCGTGTCATCTATCTTGAATCCCATTTTTTAAAGCTCCTTTGTAACCGTGAGCGTCAGCCTGTCATCTTCCAGCTGGTACTCCGGCCTGAATTCGTCCTTTCCCGCATTGCTTAGCGACTGCCGTATCTGCGCGTCAAGCTCTCCGAACGAGATTTCTCCTGTAAGGTAGCCTGTCCATTCAACGCCCACGTCCGGCAGCTCCGGCACGGTGTTCTTTTCGATGAAGCACGCAAGGATTGCGCCCTGTATGTCCTCTTTCTCGTCTGTCAGAATCGGAACAATTCCGCTTTCAACCTTTAAATCCCACACAGGAAAGGTTGCGGTTTTCTCCTGGATTCTCATCTCTATGTCCATTGTTATCAGCCTCCCTTTCCGTGCTTCACCTTGTCGCTCTCTATGTTGCTGAAATTCTCTTTATTCACAATTGTGGCAAGGACTGCGGTTATTCCGGCCTTGTATGCCGCGCCTCCGTCCATTGCCCCTGTCGGCGCGTTCTGGAGCGCGTTTATGATTGTGTCCACTCTCTGTGTAAGAAATCCCAGCTGCTTTGTAAGCTCCGGCGCGATTACAACTCCGCCGTTGTCGTTTCCGTCAAGCTCAAGCGTGCTGTCCGTCTTTATAGTCATTTTTCCGTTTTCAACCAGAATCTTGACCTTCGCCTCGTTGCTGAACACGCAGAGCGGTATAGCCTTTAGTGTCGCCCTTGAGTAATGAACAAAAGCCTTCGGAGCTTCCGCCTGCTTCACGCTGCCTGCTTCCGGCACATAGCTTTTAAGCCCCAGAAGAAGCACCTTGTCGCCGGCCTTGTAGTCCCACTGAACGCAAAATCCTGCGCCGCATAAAGTCAGGACCTCCACATTGCTGGTCACCGTTTCCGGCAGCTCCGTTCCGTCTGTAAGGACAGGCTTCGCCGCGTGCGTCACGTTCACGGTCTTGTCGCCGTTCACCTTGTTTATGTAGCCGTAGTCAACGATATAGAAGCTGTTTAGTATTGATGTTATCAGGTCCCTTTCTGAAAGGTTCTGCGCGTTCAGTATGTCCGTCATTTATTTCTCCGTTTTGCCTATGCTCTCTTTTAGAATTCCTGTTATGCTCATCTCGTTCTGGTCGCCGTTGGTTGCAAAACTGAACTGTACGCTCGTAACGTATGCGCTGGAGAACGGGCTTAGTCCCATTGTTGTCTGATAAAAATTCGTTGGATATGTTACAAAATCACCCGGTCTTACCGCGGGATTCCAGGGAGCTATAAGGCTCACCTGGCCGCCGGAGAACTGCGGAGCTTGTATCAGGGCTTTTAGTGTGTGGTTCATCACAGTTGCCGGCTGCTGTTTTTCCGGGAACACTTTCAGAAACTGCTTGTCGACTGTTATGTTCACGTCGGGGAAGCATTTTTTCAGCTCGTTTACCGCCTGTCTTGCCGTTCCGTTCACCTCAAGGGGAGCGGCGCACGTGCTCTGCGCTATTCCTGAATCTATCTGCGCCTCGTTGAATCCAAGAGCCTTTGTAATCTCCGCCACCGCGTTTCTAAGCGTGAAATTTTTTGCGAGCTTCAGGTCTATTGTCTTGTTGAGCCATGCGTCAAAGTTCGCCACCGTGCAGTAGATCACCGTAACCTTGTCGGGTCCGGGTGTCTCCGTGTACACATTCACGACGCTTCCCTCTATGGTCTTGCTCATCGTGTCCGCATATCCCGCGCTTATCTCAACTGTATGGTAGCCCGACAGAATGTCGTCCGTATAAAGGTTCGTGATTCTTATCTCAAGGTCGCACACCTGGTCCTTGCCGGTCAGGGTTCCTGTAATCTCAATGTCCGGCTTCATTCCTTTTCTGGGTGTCTTTATCACAAGCTGCTTTGAGCTGCCCCGGAATGTTATATCGATGCATTTGTTGAAATTTTCCATGCGTCATTCCCACGTTATTATGTAAAGGCTTGTAAGAAAAAGAGAGCTTCTTGCTATTTCCGGCAGCTCCGTGACGAACACGATTCCGTAGTCAAGGAATCCCGACCAGCTTATGACGTTCGGCTCAACTCCGACTATGCGCGTCTCTCCGCTCGGAAGCGTGCACCAGCAGTTCCAGCGTCCGTTGAAATATCTGAATGTGAATTTAAATAGCCCGTCCGGGTGCATTGTGGAGAAGCTGAAATTGTCGCTTGTTTCCGTGTTCGGCCATTCGACCTGATTCAAGGATGATATGTTCCGCATACTTATATAGTCTTTTGGCGGAAAATCGTGTTATAATTGTAAAGATGAGGTTTACAATGAAAAAACTAGTGTTCTTGTTTTTGTGCTTTTTTGCAACAGAATTATTTGCTCAAAGCGAATTTTTAAAACGTTCTTTAGGTTATAGAGATACTTACTGGGGAGAGCCGTTCGAGCAGGTTTTCGCAGAAAAAAATCATCTGTATCTGAATTCTTCGTTAAATGATTTTGAAAAGAAATTTTTAATAGAAAACGACCTGATGATGAGCGAAAGTTCCAAGGTCTATTATTATTTTCGTGATAACAAGCTTTCCTCTATTGCCTATGAGATTTCATACTCAGAAGAAACAGAGGAGCGTCTGCTGTCAAAATTTAATCAGAAAAAGGAAGTTTGCAATGCTAAAGTTATTATCAAGGAAAACCCTGAAACTGATAAGGAAAAAGCAATAAAGGAAAATTTTTCTGATGCTCTAAAAGGTGAATGCTTCAGCTGTCTTTTGGCTGAGGACGCTTTCGTGTGTGAGCTTAGGGCAGGAAAAGGTTCTCTTATCGGGGAATTTTTTACTAATGAATCCGGGCAAACTGAATCTTCTGTCAGAATATACAAAATATACATAAATGACATGACCGTCTGTTACGTTTTATCTAATATTATTGAAAACAAAATTGATGTCATTTATACAGAGCGTTATGAGGAAAAGTTTTAGAAAATTCTTAAAAAACTGACAATACCATCTTTTGCCTTTGATAAGAATGATTGACTAAAATCTACCGTGCTTGCTGTTGTTATTCCCTTGTCCTCGATTGTGTTCTTCGCCTCGGACAATGCCTCCAAGTCTGTCTTGTCGCTGATTGTCGCCTTTAGCTCCACAATCTCCTTGAGCGTCATTGAGAACGGCTTCTTGTTCTTGCATTCACTCTTCGTGTCTATGCTCAGCGACTGAATGACACAGTTCTTGTAGATCATCTGGTCAACGTCCTTGAATATGATTCTTGAGCCGTTCTTGTATGCTTTTCTTAGAAAGAATACATTCATCATTACAATCGGCGTGAAGAGGTTTGTCGGCTCTGCCAGAGGGTCGCCCGGAATCCAGCCGCTCATCTGCCACGTCCATGCGCCCGGCGACACGTTGTCGTTGAGGTATGACTTCACTCCGCTTCCCGGAACAATGACCGCACGCTCCGACACTTCCGCCTGTCCTGTCTGCGTGATTGTCTCAACTTCAAGCGATATTGCCCATGCCGGTTTTTTGGATATAAGCATGGGGTTCTGTATTACAGACTTCACCATTTCAACGGCTCTCTGCGAGCCTAGCTTAAGCGCATATGAAAGATCCATTTTTTTTACCTCTTTATCTTGTTCCCGGCATAAGCTGCATTATTCTTGCCGCGTTCTTCAGGTTGTTCTGCAGTGCCGCCGCAGTTCCCTTGTACGCTTCCGCCCTTACAGCCTGTGGTGTTGCGTTTCCTCCGTTTACCGTGAACGACTGGTTTATCACATAGCTTGCAGGCGCGCTCATGCTGTTGTTTGTCGTCATTCCGCGTGGAATGAATGCGCTTGCCATGTCCTCCACATTCTTCGCCGCGAACACCCAGTCGTCCGGGCTTATTCCTATGGTTCTTCCGTCCGGGCGGATAATTCCGTCGTTGATGTATGCCGGAAACACTTTCTTGCCGCCCGCCTTGTTCACAAGCTCCTGCGTTTCAGGTGAGTAGTCCTCGAAGTTCTTTCTCTTGACAATTCCGAATATTCCACGATCCGCTTCCTTGTTGAGGGCATCAGCTGCAGCAAATATATTGATTCTTTTTTCTTTGAAGCCGCCATAGTCTTGACCCGACAGCAACGAGCCTAAAAAATCGCCTGTTGCCATGACACCGTCTCCAGCGCTTTTAAAGAAATCTTTCCAGTCGCCGCTAAAAAGTGCATTAAGGGCTTCCGCTAAACTTTTAATCTGGTCTACCGCAGCCAGAACTATGTTTCCTCCAAGAAATTTGAGAAACTCCCCGAGGTTCTTCATTGCGTCCTGGAACGCCTCGCTTGTGATTGCTTTCTTGAAATTCTCCATTGCGGATGTCAGCTTTTCGTCAATTCCAAGATTCTTTGAAAATTCCTTTATCTTCGGCAGAATCTCTCCTATAAGGCTTTTTCCGCCCATGAAATACACCATAAGGTCTTCCAGTACAAGAAAAAGACCGCCTGCCATAAGACCTCGGCTAAGTCCACCAAGCGCGAGCTTCAAAAGATTAAGGCCGCTTATCATAGACTTCAATCCGCCCGCGAATTGCATCAGCTTCATCGCTCCGAATCCCACGCCCAGCTTTATAATCACCTTGTCAAGCCCGCCGAACCTGTCTATCAGCTTCTCCACAAAAGGCGCGACTTTCCCGACTGCTCCGGCTATGGCGTTGAACACAGAGCCTGCGCCTTTCGCCAGTCCTGTGATTCCTCTCTGGATTGCGTCCCGGTTTGTCATAAGGTAGGTCTTTATTCTCCGCGCAAGGGGCGTAAGCTGTGCCGCTATGTCGCTTCCTATGAGCTGTGCTATGCTTTTTCCGGCTTCCTTTATGCTGTTGAACTCGCCTGCGAATATGGCGGCTTCCTTTCTGTTCTTCTCCGTCATAAAATTCAGGGACTGCGCCTCTTTGAGCTGCTGCTCAAGCGTCTTTCCAGAAAGCTTAAGGCTGTCGTAATACTCGCGCCCTGCCTGTCCCAAAATGTCGCCCACAAGCGTTGCCGCCAGCTTCTGGTCATCCATGCTGTCAGCCCGGCTGAACACGGCTTTCATCCTGTCCTCCGCGTCCATGTCCGCAAAGTCGCCGTAGCCTATGCCCATAAGCCCCAGGTTCTTAGCAAGATTCATATCCACCGTGCCGGTCTTCAGGTGCTGCATTTTATTCTCGATTCCTGCCATTGCGCCTATAAGACCGTTCGCGCTTGCTCCTGCGATGTTTGCGGCGGTTTTCCATTTTGACAGCGCGTCTGTTGACACGCCTATCGACCTTGCGGCTTTAAGTTCCGACTGCGCCACGTTCCCGGCAATCTTCGCGGCTCCCACAAGGGCGGCTCCTACTGCCGTGAATCCTGCGACAAGCCTTTTCCCGGACTGCTCAAGTTTCGCCAGCTCCTGCCGTCCGCTCTCAAAGCTCGCCTTGTCGACAACCGCCTTTACTGAATAGAAAAATCCGCCGCTACTCTGGCTCATTGTATATCTCCTGAATCCTGTTCTTAGCCCTCATGCAAAGCAGTCCGTCGCACATGTCGTCAAGGTCGACGGGCTGTCTTGCGTACTCGCCGCAGAAATTGTAGTAAAGCCAAAGAAAGCCGTTGCTCATAAACCGCTTCACGGCGTTTCTCGCCCTTACTCCTTTGATGTCCGCGTTTCCGCCTTCGCCGGGGCTGGTGTTGAAGGCCGCAGAGATTTTTTTAGCACATATCCGTAGACTGTGTCGGCAATCGCCCACAGAGCCAGCGGCTCCTTCCTGAAAAGGTCGAAGCCCTCTATGCTGTCCTCCGCGTTCGAGAGCCTGAATTTCTCGACATCTCCGTTCGGGCATTTCACCTTCACGTTCTTCCCGGCTATGCAGATACGCATAAGTCGGACTTTCCCCTCAAAGCTGGAATCCTGTATAACACGGCAGATTTCCATTACGCTCACGGTGTTCAGTCCGTCCTCTATCTCAATCTCGAACTGGTCAAGATAAGCCGTGTCGCCCTGCGCCGCATTGCTTATCTTCTCCAGCCCCTCGTCATATACCTTTCTTGTAAGTCTCAACGCTTCCATTTCTCATTCCTTTGCAAAAAAAAATCACGATTCGCTGTCAGGCGTGTACTCGCCGTAGTTCCATACAACCGCATAGTCCGGCGCGTCGTTTCCCTGTATGATACGGTTCGGGCAGCTCTTGACAGTGCACGATGTGTAGGTGTCGCCGCTTGTCGCTCCGTTGATTTCCTGCGTGATTCGGATAGTTCCGCCCACAGAATCCCCAACGCGCTTGAGGAATTTCGCGATTTTCACCATGTCGTCGTCGCCGTTTGTCGCCGTCACATTGAACGTGAGGCTTCCCGACTTGTTGTTGTTCGTTATGGTGATTGTGTTTCCGTTCGCAAGCGCGATGACCTTCGAGTTGTCCATAAGCTGCTGGTCCTGCACCATCTGCCCCTCCAGCTTGAAGCCTCCGATTGTCGTAGGTGTTCCGCCGTTCCACAGAGGGTGGGTGAGCGTCACCGTGAACTGTCCTGCCGCTATTACTGTATGATTGCTCATTTTTCTTCCTCCTTATTTTGACGGCTGGGTGACATACAAAGTTCCGTAGACCGTCACGCTCCGGAGCTTGTCGATATAGGTCGCCTCCCATGCGTTCGGCACAATGATTGCGTCCGCGCTCTTTGCAAGGTCGGAGAACACGGGGGCTGTAATCTTGAAGTCCGCAAGCCGTCCGAAGTTCAGGAAGTCCTTCACGACATCGGAGAGAATCAGAAGAATCGCCTGGTACTGCTCATTGTTCCTGAACTTGTTGCGCTTGGTTATGAAGTTCGCCGTGCGGATCTTGCACATATACTCAATGTAGCTTTTCACCCACTGCGCGCCCACGACATTTCCCTGCAAGGTCATAGAGCCTTCTGTAACCACATTCTCCGTGCCGTCGCCCACGTATGTGTTGTATCCGATTTTCTGCTCGTCAAGCGCGGCTTTCTGCGTCGCGTCAAGGTTTGTTGGATTTCCGTCCGCATCGTCCGCTCCGCTTGCGCCTATTGTGCTGAACGCAAGCATATCGATGTCGTTTCCTACAGGTGTTCCTGTCGCGTTGATCTGCGCGAGTGTTGCACCGAGCTGCGCAAGTGCCGCGTTGATTGTGGCGTCCGGGTTGTACACGACCCTCGCGTCCGCTGCGGCGCCTTTAAGCGCGGAGAGAAGCGGGCTTTCCTTTTTTAAGGTCTGGCCGTCAGATGTCCCTACCCATAGCTGTGAGTAGAGCGGGTCGGCCTTGCAAAGCCTTGCCAATTGTACCTGCAAGGTGTTATAGTCGCCTGAATCCGCAAGTCCGAATTTAAAGTAGGCGTAGTATTTATACGCCTCATAGACCTTTTCAATCGGAGCCGTGGCAGGAACTGTCTCTGTCTTAGTTCCGCTGTCTCCGTCCGGCACTTCCTTTGTCGTGTCGACGTCATAGATTGCAACCGCAATCTTTGCCGCAAGCGCGGATGTGAAGAATGGAACAAGCCACGTCTTAAGAAGCCCGCCGGTCAGGGCTTCGTAGTTTGAAGAGCCAAGCTCAATCTTCTGTCCTGCCGCAGGGCTTTCCACCGCCGGCAGATATTCCGCCGCCTTTGCCAAAGGCATAAAAATAATAGCCTTTGTATAATTTTCTCCTGACACAGGCTCAATCACAGTCTCAATAGGAAACTGCACATTAACCTGCGCTATAGAGCCGTCAAATGCCGCCATTTATATTTCCTCCTATGTCTATAGTCATTAATGGCTTCTGGTCTGTGTCTATCAGGTCGTACCAGATTATCTGGACGTTCGGAACGTTCCAAGCCAGAACCGTGTTGTTTCCGTCCTGAAAAAAAACGGAGGATACAGCGTTGAAGTCGCTTAGCATTACCGCTCCGCGTATCTTTTTAAGCTGTTCCTTTACATCCGCCCTTAATGGCCAGAACGCCACGCTGTATGCCAGCTGCTCGCTGTCAGGACCTACGAACTGAAGTTCAATGCTCGCTATTTTCATTACCGCCGCGCTTTCCGTTCCGTCCTTCTCCTCAACGTAAAAAGGGGCGGTGCGCGGATTGTTGCTCTTGATTCTGTATGAGCACCAGTTCGCTATGTTCGCCTTTTCCCTCTGCGGATTCCACCAGTTCCCTTGTTTAGGCACAACGTGGCTCTCGTCAACAGAAAGAATTTCCGCCAAGATTCCACGCAGCGTTGTCTGATTCAGTTGCATTGTTTCCCACCACCTTTTCAAGTGAATAGCGGAAAAATCCGCCCTCAAAGCTCCAGTCGTTTCCGCCTGTCAGCCGGAACACCGAGCCGTCTTTTCTGATGAATTTTCCATCAAGGTTTCCTGCGGAAGTCCATAGTTCGCAGTTGTTTCCCTGCACAAGGTTTCCGTTTCCGTCCTTTAACCTGCTTCCGCCTGTGTTCTGGAATACGCCGATAACGGAAATCTCCGGGCCTTCCACAATATCCCAGCCGCCGTTTATCCGCGGTGTCATGTCATAGACAGCCACATTCCGCTGCTGCTCGGCGAATCCCAGAAGCATATCGCCGTAGATTCCTGCCATTATTTCTTGCCCTCCACGACAAACTCAAGCGAGTTGATAAGGTCTCCACCGTCAATAAGAGGCGTGTCGCTTCCCTTGAACTCTATTGTGCTTCTGCTGTTCGGGACGTTGGTCTTGTAGTAATCGCTCCGTACAAACTTCTGCACGGCTCCCACAGCCTTTGTCCCCAGTTTCGCCCAGTTCGCCTGTCCTTTCCTTGCGTTGGCGGTCTGTCTTTCAGCCTCTTTCAGGAGCTCCTCTTTTTCAGAGAGAAGCCCCTCCTCGATGAACGGACGCGGCGGAATATTCGCGCTTCCGAACGTCAGAATCTTCGCAAGCTCCGCGGTCTCAATCGCAGGCTCATTCTGGGGGTCGTCCCTGCCGTCAATTCCCGTGTACTTTCCGCGCCTTTTCTCGTTCGGCTTCTCTGTATCCGCCTTGTGGAGCGTCGGCACGTGCTGCCGTCCTGCCAGGAACCCGACCAGAACCTCCGTGTCAATGTCCGCCACGAAGTTCTGGATTTCCTTGGGGCTGGCGGTCTTTATGCACTCGACCTTCACATCAAGCATAGATACCGAGCCTTTCGGGCGCGCCCTGGATCATTATCAAGGCTTTCTGTCCGAACACATTTGAGTTGAGCTGCTTTATTCCCTCCTGCGCGTCCATTCCCTCGAACGACAGGGAGGTGCCGCCTATGCTCTTCGAGCTTACAGCCATTCCGCCGTTCCCAAGAACCCCGGTCGCGCTCTGCGGCTTGGTGTCCAGAAGATACCACGCCACAAGAAGGTTCATGCAGAGCGTGCGCTTCTGCTCCCTTATTTCCGCAGAAAGGACACCCCACAGGCTCAATACTCCGCTGAACATGACAGAAACAAGTCCGTATGCCGAGTTTATCTCGTCATCTGTAAGAGTGGGAAAATTCCCGGCGAACATGAAAGTGTTTCTTGTCATACCATTTCCTTATTCAGCCTTTTCAAGCTCTTCAATCAGGGCTGCCTTCTTCTGTGCCGGGTTTATGCCCTTTGCCTTCGCCGCCTCCTGGAGCTCCTTGTATTCCATTGCGCCCCAGTCCTTTTCAGGGTTTTCAGAGCCGGCTTCATTCTGTTCATTTTCATTGCCGGTACCGACATTTGTGTCGGTCGCGGCGTTCTGTTCTTCCGGTTTCTCAATTTCGGCGAGGCGTGCTTTTAATGCCTCGTTCTCCGCTCGCAGCCTTTCAGCCTCGCTTCTCGCCGTGTTTATCTGCTCGCTCGCAGGCACGTAGCTTGCCGGGATTTTGTTCAGCACCCGGTACTTCTTGCCGTTCACAAGCTCGCGGAACAGCGGCTCTGAATTCTGGAGCTTCTCAAGCTCCGCGTCCGATACCTCCGTGATGTTCCGCATATCGCCCTGCGCAAGGCGCGCCGGCACTGTCTTTCCGATTGACGAGAACGTTACAGGATACTGGTAGAAACTCTGGATATATTTGCTCATTTCTTTTTTTCCTCTTTGCAAAATAATCAAGGACAGTTTTTAACGCTGCCCTTGTTCCGTTTTTCTATGCCTTCACGCCGAAGCCTGAATAGCACTTGACCGCCTGTCCGACCGGCGCGAATACTCCGGCGAACCTGCGGAGAACCGCGTGCTGCTGGTCGTAGCTGTTCGGATATACAGGGTAGGTGAAGTTCTCCAAAGGAACACCAAGAAGAAGCAGGTCCTGTTTCTCGTCGTCTGTTCCCGCTCCGATTTCCGGCGCTGTGATTACCAGCTTGTCCGAGCCAGAGTTGTCGAACTCGTTTCCTGCTGAAAGGAACGGGTCGGCGAAGAATTCCACCTTGGGTTTTGAGCCGTTCTTTGTCACGCCTGCCTCGAAGTTCTCCTCAAAAATCTTCAGAGGCGACTTAGGCTCGTAGTTGTTGCTGTAAGGTGTCGAGGTGAGCACGTTGTATGCTTCCGGCGACATTGCCACGCGCACAACATCAAACTTGTTCTTGCTTGCGCCCATGAAGTCGGTGATAGCCTTTGCGAGCGCCTGGTACATTGTGTAGCCCTTGTTTGTGTCCGCCGTGTCCGCAAGGATTTCATTCAGCGTCTTTCCGCTCCATGATGCAAGACCGTTCACGTCAAGAAGCCCGATTGTGTTCGTGTCCTCGTTTCCGTAGTAGGTCAGGTAGTCTGTAATCATGTCGATTACGTACTGCGCGTACCGCTGCTTTTCCGCCATAAGGGAGCCTGCGAACGGAGAGCCGTTGTCGCCCTTTGCCCTTTCCATTTCCTCAACAGTGAAGTTGAAGAACACCTTGATGTTGATGATAGGCGCGCTCATGATTCCTGACTGCACGTTCACATTCTGCTTCATGTTAGCCGCGACAATTCCGCTCTCGCCAATCAAGCCCCAGCCGCTGTAGGCCGCAAGCTGGAGGTTCTGGACTTCTCCCCACGGATTTGTTCCGCCGAGCCTTTTTACAAGGTCGCGCGCGTGGCTGTACAAAAGCGGCTGCTTGAACAGTTCCGGGAAGTACGAGGCGTTCCAGGGCGAGATTGTCTGCATTGAGATAAGCTCGCCTGAATCGCCTACGAAGCTCTGGATTCCGCTCTTTGAGCATACGACATCGTATTTTCCTGTGCGGATGTTGAACTGCGGCTTCATGTTGACCGCAGCCGGGTTCTTCTTATAAAGAGCCTCAATCTCCGCGCTGTTTCCGATTACTGAGCCGAGCACCGCATGGTCGCCCACATAAATCGGGCTGTTCACCGCGCTTGCAGGCACTCCGTATTCCGGGTCGCTTGCGCGTCCAATCTGCAATGTGGCGTCGCGGAGCAGGTCGCTGGCCTTTCCGTTTGCCGACACAAGGCGGTTTGCGATTTTCCCCACCTTTTTAAATTCCGAAGAGCAGTTAATTCTCATCTGTCTTTTTCTCCTTTATTCCAAATAGAGCAGCGCGCCCTGTTCTGTTACGCTGCGCACGCTTGCGCCTGCAAGGACTTCATAGCCTTCGCCTGCTTCCGCGCTCGAAGCGATGAACTCGATTGCGCCGGTCGCTGTGCTGCAAACAACCTTGCACCCGATTTTCGGGTCGATTGCGCCTGTTCCGTTCTTTGTCCAGCCCTCAAGCCACACAAAGCCGTGGTTTACAGCTGCGCATGGGAAACCTGCAAGGTAGCGGTCCGGGTGAGCCGGAGCGTTCTGCGCCACGGCGTCGTCGAATACAACAATGCCGCGCACGATGTCCGTGCTTACCGCATGACCTGCCTTGAAGATTTCCGGGCTGTCCGGGTCTGACGAGCATACAACGCCGAATTTAAGGCCGTCTGTCAGGCTGTCATCCACGATTCCGCCGAGCTTAAGGTAGCCCTCCTGGAGCGGCATTGCCTGCGCGTTCAGCTTGAGCTGTCCTTTAAATCCGATTTTCAATGAAAGATTTGAATCCATTTCTATCTTCCTCCCTGTTTGATTCTTGCGAACATCGCGCCTATGCTTCCCTCGCTTGGAGCGCCGCCGTTCATTGTCACAGGAATATGCGGAGCGTGGTCTGTCACTGTCTCCGTCTCTTCCTCTTCTTTTTCCTCTTTCTCTGTCTTTTCGCCGGAATCCTCCGCAAGCCGCTTCTTGATGAACTGGTAGATTTCCTCAAGGGTGTACTGCGCGTTGCCTTTGTCGGCAGGCGGTTCGGCTGTCTCTTCGCCGTCCGCGTTCTTTGTCTGTGTCTCAGGCTCCTGCGCCGCTCCGTCTTTCTGCTCCGCCGGAGGCGGTGTCTCTGTTTCCTCAACGGCGGTTTCCGGCACGTCCTTCATCGCCTCTGTGTCCAGCTTCTCGAAAAGGTCGGCAACCATTTTAGCGGCTTCCTGTGCGGTCGCTCCGTCCTGCTCCTTGACGCTCTTGAAGTCCTCAAGGAAGCGGTCGAGCTTTCCCTTGTCGTCCGATTCAGGCAGGTCTGCGCTCATTGTCTTGAGCTCCTCAACCTTTCCGTTGATTTCATCGTCCGAAAGGGAGTCCTTTTTCTCCACAAGCTCCGTGATTTTGTCGCGGAACGCTCCCATGTCCGTGTCTGTGGTCTGCACCCTTTTTCGTGCGAGCCTGAACAGTCCTGTAAGAAGTTTCATTCTCTGTTTTCTCCTATTCCTTTTTGCTGTCAAAAACAAGACCAAAAATAACGCTCAAGAGAGCCAGCACAAGTCCGCTGATTTCCTTGAAGATTGCCTGCTGCAAGCCTCCGATGCAGCACAAGACACCGCCAATCGCCGCAAGCGCAATCACCACAACGGTCTTCCAGCTGAACGAGTTCTTTTCCTTCGCCTGCCTGACGGCGGAGATTATCACCGCGCACAATGCGAATGCCGCAACCGCAATCTCGATGACCGCCGCAGCCTCGAACTGCGCGAAATTTCCAACGACAACGGCAGCCGCAAAAAGAAGCGCGCCGATTACCGCAATGATTTTGTTGTTCATTCTGAACCTCCTGTCTATATAGTCTTTCTGGGATTTCTGATTTCTTCCCAAAGTTCCGCAATCGATTTGACTTTCCGCCCCTCGTAGTGTAAGATTGCTTCATAGACACCTTGAAGATCAGAATTTAGGCCAGCTGACCGGTCTCCGTCCTTGACGCCCGTTATGTGGGATTGGCCTCCCGCCGGGGTGTCTTTTTTATTTAATGAATCCGCTTCTTTCATCTGTCTGAAACTTTTTTCACGGATTCTCCGCCAATCAACGACTTCCGCATATTTTTTATTATTGTCTGTGTCTATTGTTGCAACATCATAGTATTCTCCTGACTTTACGACTGCGTAATAGTTCGGTTTTTCCTTTGGCTTGCACAAAAGCACTTGGTCATTGCCATAAAGGGCGTTGCTTATGATTTCCTTGTCTTTTCCCAGAAATTCCTTATGTCTGCCTGTGTTGCGTTCGATTATGTTTTTCTTCAAAAGAACAGGGCGGCTGTCTCCCACCTTTTCTTTCCACGCCCTTGTGCTTATTCCCGGCAGTTTGAAGCTGTGCGTCGGCTTGCTGAATTCCTCATCCGGGATGTCGTCAACGCTCTTCATCTCTTTTATGGGTGCGCCTGCCTTATCCGTTTCATCGCTTCCGCAGAGCTGGCGGCGCATGTAGACCGTGCCGTTTGCAAGGCGGACTTCCACGTCCCTGTATTCCTTTGCGTCCGCGACGCAGCCGTATCTCTTCACGCTCTCGAACATCGCCGCTATGCTCATTCCTTAAATTCTCCTTGTTCCGCTTACTCAAGCCCTCCGCTTCCGACTTCCTTGCCGTTCTCTTTTGCCCAGGCAGTCCACCGCTTCCTGATTACGTCGCAGTAGTGCGGGTCAAGCTCCATTACCCTTGCGATTCGGTTTGTCTTCGCCGCCGCTATTATGGTCGTGCCGCTTCCGCCGAACGGGTCAAGCACTATGTCCTCCGCCTTGCTGGAGTTCATGATAAGACGCTCAAAAAGGCGCACAGGCTTCATTGTCGGGTGAGCCTCGCTTTTCGCCGGCTTGTCCTCATAGATAATCGAGGTCTTGACCTCATTGTCAAAGCGTTTCAGCTCCGCTATGAGCTGCTCCTTGCTCATCTTCTTCCAGTCGCCCCTTGTCTCGTCAAACACCGTTGAAAGGTCGCGCCGCCCCTCCCAGTAATGCCCGGCTCCCTCTTTCCAGCCGTAAAGGCACGGCTCGTGCCGCCATTGGTAGTCCTGGCGTCCAAGAACAAGAGAATTCTTCACCCAGATAAGACACTGCCGCACAAGCCCCTTGCAGTTTTTTACCGCCTGCCGGAAGTTGTAGCCCTCGCTGTCAGCGTGCCATATATAAAACGCTCCTCCGGCTTTCAATGCTCCGAACATCACACTGAACGCGTCTGTAAGAAAATTCAGAAAGGCGTTATCACCCATATTGTCATTCTGGATTTTAAGTCCGTTTCCGCCTTTGTAGTCCACGTTGTACGGCGGGTCGGTAACGATGAGGTCTGCCTTGCTTTCACCCATAAGACGCGCCATGTCGTCCGCGCTGGTGCTGTCGCCGCACATCAGGCGGTGCGCTCCAAGCTCGTAAATCTCGCCGGGCTTGGACACAGCCTCCTCAATCTCCACCTCCGGCGCGTCGTCATCGCCTGCGGTGTCCTTCATCACGTCGTCAATCGAGAAGTCAAGTATTCCTTCCGGGAGAGCCAAATCTTCAAAGTTGATGTCAAGTTCTACCCCCCCCCTTAGGAATTCACGCACACTGTCAGCCGTCATGCGTCCGTAGGTGCTGTTCAGCTTCAGGAGCATTTCCTTTGCGTCCGCCTCGTTCTTGCAGTTCACATATACAACTGGAAGCGGCGGAATCTGCTCACCGCCTGCCACCATTCTCTGCAAAGTTCCGATCCGTCCGTGTCCGTCAAGGCAATGGTTCACACCGTCGTGCCTCCAGATAAAGAACGGAAAGCTGAACCCGTGCTTCCTTATTGAACGCTCTATTTTCTCATAGTCCGTGCTGTCGCGCTCCTTCAGGCTTCCCTGAAATTCCGTTATCTCTGAAAGGTTCAGGGTGTCCTTTGTGCTGCACTTTATCTCAATCATTCCGCCTTCCTTGCCGCGCTCGCCCAGTCAGTGCCGTAGCGGTCGATTATCTCCTTGAAGTCCTCAAGGTCATGTTTTCTCACGCTGTATGTTTCCTCTCCGTCCGCACCCGGCTCGATTCCCACGTGCAGAAGCTCGTGAAAAAGAACAATTTTCATCTGCTCCTCTGAAAGCCCCACAAGATTGTTCCTGAAAAGCGTTATCGTGAAGTCGCTTGTGATTGCCCAGCGGTTCTTCGCCGCCACCTTCTCGCACTCGCCAAGCACAAGCCTTTCCCTGCCGTCCTTTTTGGTGCTGTCCGATTCAAGGTATGTGATTTTCACCCGGCTGTCCTTTATGTAGGCGAGCGCAGGCTCCTGTGCTATCAGCTTTTCCGCTATAGCCCTGTAGTTCTCGTTGATTTGTCTGTGTTCCATACAGATATAGTCTTTTGTGCGATTATGGTGTATGCTTTTTAAGTGAACTTTTTTTTATAAAAACCGATATATAATAAGACTGAAAATAAATATAGTTTTGTAACTTTTTCAGTCATGTTAAGGTTATTATTGAAAAGGAGTTTTTATTATGGGAAAAGAAATAGAGGTTATTGTTCCTACACCTAAAGGAATGCAGAAAAAAAAAGGGCATATTGTAAACGTAAAATCATCTAAAGAGAACTGGTCTGAATACGAGCTTGAGAATGGCTCAACGTTGCGATTAAAGCAGGTTGTTGTGCAGGTTGTCTTGCTCGATGAAAAAGACGATTCAGGAAAGCCTGTATATCAGATTTCCGCAAATCCAATAATTGTAGTAGAATAATTATGATTTCTTGTATAACGTCCCCTGAAAAATATTATCAGCAAACTAATTTCTTAAGTTTTTTTTCAAATAAAGTATCGAATTCTATTCAAAATATTGAAGATTTGTTTTCAGGTTTTAATCAAAAAGATACCCTTTTTTCTGAAAATTCTTTTACCTATAAAATTGACACAAGGAATTTTTTAAACAAAATAGAATTGCATTCTGATTATCCGAAGTATACGGATTTGGCTTCTGCAACAGCTAATGATATTTGCAAAGCCTTGTATGACAAAAAGAATCTAAAGCCGTCAAGAATTGCAAATTCTATTGAAGGCGGTATTGCAGTTGTTTATGGACGCAGATATGGTTTTCTGAAACGTAAATATAGAGAAATCTTTATTGAAGTATATAATAATGGAGAAGCCAATATTCTTTATTCAGAAGATTATAAACTCAAAAAAATTGACGAGGTTGATTTTGGCAATAAAGAGATTGTTTTTGATTATATTTCATATCTTTTCTGAAAAAGTAAATATACCAGAAAATTTAAGAATAAACGGAAGGGTAAAACTTGCTTCTTCTGAGTTCAAACCTGATGAAAAACTTTTTCGCGGTTTTAAAAAATCTGATTTTGAAAACGGACACCTAAAACTGGAGACAATAAAATTTCCAGATATTTCTTGTAATTGGGAAAGATTTTCAAATCCAACAGACATTTGGTATAGAAAAAACGGTTCGTTCAAAGACGGCTGTTATTCCATAACTGTTGATGATTCGCGGTTTGAAAAAATAGCAACTCCTGTACATGATCCGATATTTCCAACAGATGATGATGCTGATGAAAATTACAGTCATACAGAAATAAGGGTTTTGGGTCAAGGAATGACTGTTTTTAATGAGCCTGAAAAAAATAAGAAATTATCAAGCAAAATAAAAAAGTTGCAGTACCGTCAGCATATACAGGAAATTGCCAAAATTGAGATAAAAGCCCTTTAAGGTTTCTTTAGTATAATCTTGCAGTCGCCTGTAAGCTGGCGCGGAGCAGAATCTTCATTAGAAGAAATCTTACTTAAGAGTTTTCTGTTTGGATAAGGAGTACTAGGAACTAATTTATATCCGTTTTCCTTCGCATATTCGAGTTCATCCCTGCCTTTAGCTACAACATAGTCACCGTCTTTTTCTGTTATATAAATTGGCTTGTTGCTTGTTTTTCTGTAAGATTCTGCCATTTTCTTGGCAGTTTCAAGAGTGTTTTTCCGCATACTTCGCTCCGTCTGCGGGGTTGCGTTTCCGCTCTTCGGCTTTACCCAGCCCTCCGCCGTCTTCTGCAAGCCTGTTTTCTGCGAGATTTCGCCAATCTGATAAGTCCTGTCCTCAACATCGGCTTCCCTTGCCTTTGCTATAGCCTCGCGTCCGTCCGCTGTGTAGCGGTCTGCCTTTGCCATTTCCCATAAATTGCTAATTGACATAATTGCTCCTTTTGCTGACATACACACATAAACGTATAGCGTGTGCAAGTCAAGTGATATTTTTAGAAATCAGTTTTTGCTTCCGATTCCGTTTGCTTTTTCTCCGCCTTAAACGGCAGGCACTCATCGCAGAAAAAAATGCGGCGGATCCGTGAACGGCATTATATGGACTGCCTGTTTTCCGCATTTCTCGCATTTTGCGTTTTTGAAGAATTCCGCCAGCTCATTCAATGACTTCTGGAACTTCTTCATAGTTTTTGATTCTTTCATTCCTTTATCTCCTTGCCCTGTCAAACACGCTTCCTGCCGCAATCTCGAAAACGGATTTGACTTCCGGGGCGGTATGGATTATAATTTCATCAGTGAAAAGGTTTTCAGGTCTAACCGTATCTGATGTAAAATTGCCAGCGTGTGCTATGGTGTCAGTTGCCTTTTCTTCTCTTTTGTAGAATGATGTAACAATCCAGTTATCACTTGTTATTCTCTTTCCGTTTTCTTTCCAGCCATTATTTATTCCGACAACATACCCTTTGTATGACAGGTTATATCCGTTATGCGATTCTGTTTTTTCACCTTTGGATATAATTTCGTTTATTATCTCTGGTGTTATCTCCGGGTGTTTGTCAAAAATATGAGCCAAGCCATAGCCCTTGTGCGTTTTCGGGTCGGTAACTTCTCCATAGACAACATCAATATCGCCGATGTCGTTTCTTGAAAATGCGCCCTGAACAAATCCTTGTTTTTCCTGAAGAAGTTTTTCTATCGCTTTTGCCCCGGAATATCCTTTAAATTCCTTTCCAAAGACCCGCTTTTTTACGGCTTCTTCATCTTCTTTCTTCACGTGGTCTTTGCTCGCGTTGTCGTTGCCCTTTGGCGCGCCGTCCTTTGTCCGTGCAAGCTCGAACACGCTGGGTTCTTTGCTTGCTCCGTCCATTACGACCGCATATTCTCCGCCGCGTCCTGCCGGAAGCAGCGCAAGGTGGTTCACGTCCGTTATCTCTTTCATAACGATGTCGTATTCCTGTCCGTCCGGGGCTTTTCCTCTCTGCCACTCAAAGGACGCCACATATCCCGGACTGAGCTGTATCTCGCCGCGCTCGTATGCGTCCAGAGCCTCGTCATCGTAAATCATCACCGTTGAGCGTATTCCCACCTCGTCAGTGTCCTTTATCCAGTCAATGAACGGATTCTCCCCGGTATAGCCCACTGCCAGCCTGCGGAAGTTCTGGCCGTCAACAGGCGTGTTCGGGTGGTGGTGCGTAAGGGGAAGCATTTTGAACTTGTCGCACGCCGCCGCAAGCACAAAAGCCGGGCGGTAGATTTTGTAGATCTGCTTTTTCTCCGCCCATTCAGGCGCGCCCTGCCCCGGAAGCGGAAGCCTCAAGGTCGGGATTTCCTCCAGCGCATAGTCGTATATTCCGCTCACCGCGATTCTTATGTTCTTCAGTTCTGCCATACCCTTATAGTCTTTCAGGAAAAATAAGACGTGGAGTAAAGTGTACTCCATGGAGTAAAAAGAAACTGGCCGCCGTTGACCAAAAAAAAAATCCTCCTCGCCGCACCACCAGCAAGGAGGAAAAAAGAAGGTACCGCTTATGAATCTTGTACCACTGATATAGTCTTTTTAAAATAAAAACGCCCTTTATCCGCTTCGGAAGCTAACAAGAAAACGGAAAAGGGCGGGGGATTATTTACCGTTCCCCTTCGGGTATTCACCTTTTATCTGCGCCTGCACGGTTTTTCCCCAAGCCTCCCATTCCTGCACAAGGAATTCATAGTAGACAAGAAGCTCCGCCCAGTCCTTTGCGGTTTCCAGCTCTTTCTGCTCCGTTCGTTCCGGCATTGGCGGAAGCGCAACATCATCAGCCTTCGGAAGCGTCGCGCAGCCTGCCATTATTAAGCTCAATAATACCGCCGACAATATCCGCAAAATCCTCATCGCTCCTGCTCTCCTGTATCTTTTTTATAATCTCTTCCTTTCCGCGGTTTATCTCCGCAAGCTCGTTTGAATGTTTCAGAAGAAACCCTATGCTTCTGTTCTGCCGCCTCACGCTCTCCTCAAGCTCCTTTATCTCGCGGTTCTTCTTCCTGACGGTTTTCGCAAGAGCAAAGACCGCCGCAATAAGAACAGCAACAACCGCCGCCAAAGCCATATAAAAATAAAGTCTTGTCATTCGTCCGTTTTCTCCTGCTTCCTGAATTTGTCAAGCATTATGTTCATGTCGATTGTTCCCGCTCCAAGCGCATAGACAACCGCCCACATCTGGCAGATTTCGCCTGAATCCGCATTGAGAACGCCCAGCCATTTGAGCGCGTGGCAGAGTATAATCCCTGTTCCTGCCACAATCTTCATAGCCTTTGAGAGCGTCTTTGCCGGCAGCTTCCTTTCTTCTGTCTGTTTTTTTTCTGTTGGAAATTCCATATTCTCGCCCTGCCTCATCCGTCAATTCCTTTTATGTGTATTATCCGCATTGTTGCGGGCTTGCCACTCTCCACACAGACCGAGTGCTTCAGCGGATTGAATGCAACCTTTCCGTTCTCAACGCCCACCCAGTGGGATTTCCCGTTGTGGTCATAGCGAACAGGGCATCTTTTTTTGATATGGAATATGTGGCTGATGTTCACAAAGTCGACGGCACTCATCTCCCTGCCTGTAAGCCGTCTTATGGCCTCCGCCCATTTCACGGTGCAGTCATCCTTTAAAGCCCCGGACTGCATGAGGTCGTCAACCGTCATTACCGCCTCCGCGTCATCGTCCGGCTCAATTCCCAGGCACCACATAAGGACAAACGCGCAGCAGCCGTATTCCTTTATGGCCTTTAGGTTCTCTGCCGGGAAGTGTCTGTAAAGCATATCTGCCAAAGTCTGCGGATGTCTCATTTCAAGCCTACCTTTACCGCTATATAGCTGATAAGAACCGTCATTATTCCGCTGGCGATTACTCCCAGCCACCTGACGGCCGTGTCTCCGTTTCTTTTGTCGAGCTTCAGCACCTTTTCCGCTGTCTCCGCCAGCTTCTTCTCCACGACAGAAAGCCGGTATTCCTGCAGCTGCGTCTGTGTTATAAGGTCCGCCAGCTTGTCAATCTTCTTCTCAATTGTGCCGAGCCTGTTCTCAAGGTCTTTGTCCTGTTCCATGTTCCCTTTCCTTGCGTTTTCCTATTCGTTGTATGCGTCAATCTCGACAAGACAGCGCGGATTGCTCTTCTCATAGAAATTCCTTATTTCCAGAAGCCGCACAATCTGCCACTTGTCGTCCTTTATCACCTTGCAGTCCGTGAGCAGGTCAAGCACCGAGCTTGCTCCGTTGTCGCTGTCGCGCCGCCTGTTGTCGCCGTGCCAGAATGTCATTCTTATTCTGATTTCCCTTTCTATGGGCATTGCCGCCTCTTCCTTTTTCAGGAGCAGCAATTGGCTGTTGATCTCAATCATTGCCGCCGTGTGCCATTTTCTGTACCGCTCGCTCGGTATGTTCCGGCCGCCCTTTAGAACAGTGCGGCTGTTCTTCTTCGCCGGTGTCTCGCCTGTTATTATGAATCTGTACATAAAAGCCCCCTTAGTCGTCCGCCCATTCAACCGGCACAAGTCCGCACCTGCAGTTATAGTCGTTTATCTCCTCCGGGAGATTGTCAACGTCGAATATTCTCTTGTTCAGCATTCTGTGTGCCTTTCTTACGCGTCCGTCGTTCGCCGTCAGCCACTGGACCTTTGTAACCCCGGCGCTCCTGAATGTCGCGAGCGTGCACGCCTTGTTGAACCTCGCCATCTGGTCGCGCGCGAAAAGACGCGCCAGGTGTTCGCCGCGGTTGAACGCGTCTTTTGTCAGGTCGTCAAGTTTCAGCTCGTCCGTCCGGTTCATGGCGTAGTCTGTTATGCGCTTTAAAATCGCGCGCTTTATGTCTTCCTGCTCCCAGTCTATGCGCTCCAGCGAATTCTGCACGTAAAGGCGGCGCACCTCGTCCATGTTGTCGTCAAAGAATTTCTTCTTGTCTATAGTGAACGACTGTAGAATCCTTTTTGTCTTTCCGTCCGCGTCGTCAAGAAGCCGTCCCAGGTAGTTCTTCTGCTCTTTTCTGAATATCCTTTCAATGTCGCCTGTGAACTGCTCGTCAAGCCACGCCAGCTCTTCCTGATCCTCCTCGAACCATTCATGCTCAAGGCTGTTCGCCACGCTTCCCATGTTCGCCCGGTTTGCGGTTTCCTCCTGCTCCTTTCGCATTTTCTCGCCCATTTCGTCAAAGAATTTCATCAGGCTTTCAAGGTTTTCCTCCTCCTCCTTGCCGTCCGCCACAAGCCCGCTGTCAAGCGTGATTCCGTTCTGTCTGATTTTTTCCTTTACGTCTTTAAGAAGCTGTGCCGCAAGTTTTCTGTACCGGCTTCTAAGTGTTTTAGCCAGTTCGTTCTCAATGGAGAACAGAGGTCGGGGAATTCCCATTCTTCTCATTCTAAGGAAGCCCTGCCGTGTTTTTGGAGAGTAGATGTAGCCGTTTATCTTGAGAGGGTAGACACTATTTGCCATACTTGAGCCATTCGTAGGTTGTGCCGAGCACCGGGGCTATTTTCCTTATGTCGTCATCGGCCGGGTTTGACGTGGGGATTCCTGTCATCCAGCTTGAGATTTTTATCCCTGCCTTTGCCGCTATCTCGTTCCATTCGAGCCTGCTATCGATTTTTTTCCGCATTATGCGTCTGAATACTTCTGTCATACCCTTATAGTCGTTTTGGGTTATGGCTGAAAAGACTGTGAAATTTGAGTTTGTGTAGGAAAAATATGAATTTTTGTTGTCAGAGGATTAAATCTTCTTGGTGACAACTCCGATTGTCAGGTCTGCCACCTTGTTTACAATTTTAGAGACAGTCTGCATTGCGCCGTTCTCGACAAGATATTCTATTCCCCGGAGCGTGATTTTAGGCTTTCTGACTGTCATATACATTCCGTTCGGGCCGTCCTCCACTGTAACGCCTTGGATAAGTCCTGCGTCGGAGAGTATCTGCATATAATTAAAGAACCGTGTCTCCGATATTTTCCACGTCCTGTAGTCCAGTAATTTAGAGTCCGCTTCCTCATTGTCCAGCTGCTTCTCAAACTCTGTAAGGATCTTGTAGATTGCTTTTGCCGCTTCCATTTCTACAGTATAGGTCTGATTTTCCATTCTGTCATTTCTCCTTTTTTATCATCCGCCACATCTCTGCAATTGATTTGACTTCCGGGGCTTCGTGTGCTATATTGTCTGTGGGTTTCGGCGAGGTCGCCGCCGTGTAATCTTTAACCGCGCCAACGGTCGGGTTATCTCCTTTCTTTATTTTTGTAAATCCTGTTATAACAAGTTTTCTTTCTTTTCCTTTCCATTCAGAACTTAGAACAACCCTGTAATCCTGATGTTCAATTAAAAGTTTGCCGTCAGTTCCGTTTCTAAGTTTTCCTTTTTCTATCGCGTCGCCGAGCTTCCTCACATCGTTCATTCCGTGCTTGTCTATGATATGCGCCAAGCCGTAGCCGGTATGCTTCACGGGGTCGTGGACTTCGCCATAAACAATGTCTATGCTTCCCACGTCTTTTCTGTAAAATGCGCCGTTCACGCAGCCGCTTTTCTGCCTTATAAGGAAGTCAACGGCTTTTTGTCCTTTGCCCTTGTACTCTGGATAGTCTTTTTCCTGCCCCGGAACTCTCCAGCTTCCGTCAGGCTGTTTCTGCAGTCCTGTTTTCTCGCTTATATCTCCAGTCTCATATTTGCGGTCAGCTACATATCCGCACCGCTTGAGGCTCTCGAACATTCCGCCTATCGTCATTGCGCGATACCGCCGCCAATCGCTCCGCCCATACCGCGCCCTGCGTTCAGCTGCTCCCACAGGCTCTCGTCCATTCCCTCGCTCTCGCCCGCGCCAAGCTCCGCCATTGTGTTCTCATCCAAATCCGCGCTCGGCACGAACTTCTGCGCCACCTTTACCGCCGTAGACAGAGGCACGCCCATTGCCACTAGCTGTCCCGCCATTGTGGTGAACGCCTGGCCGAGCTGCGCCTTGTCGCTGTCGCTTATGATTACGCCTGTGTCCGCCTTTATGCGCACCTTGTCCGCTATCTTCGCCTGCTCGTTGTCAAGCCCGAAGCACGAGCAAACAAGAATTCTTATGCAGTTCTTAAAGCTCGGCGACACCGTGTTGAACAGAAGCCTTATGGCCTCGCTCTGCTTGAGCGTCACATCGTCCTCGTTGTCGCTCGCAAGCCCTGTCGCCTTTTCCGCGAACAGAATTGATTCCGGCACGGAGCTTGCCGCGCACAGCGCCAGACGCGCCTCGTTTATAAGGTCGCGGAATCCTGTGTATGTGCGCTCCAGAATCTTTATCTCGCCCACGCTGTTTATCGCCTTTGGGTGGAGCATGCTCCATTCCCTCATCTGCCGCTCGTTCTCCTTGAAGAACTGCTTGGCGAATTCAGGACCGTTCTCAATGATAAGACCGTCCGCAGGTATTGCGTGGTACATAAGGCTTGACTGCTGCGCCATTATAGGAAGCGACATCTTCATTATCTGGTAGCTCTCGAAGTCCCTTATCCAGCCCTCGAAGTCGCTTGTAGACCAGCCCATCTGCTGTATCGCTCCCCAGAACGGCAGCTTGCTAGGGCGCACCATCACCATTCTGTCCGTGCTTACGCGCACGCCTCCAAGCGGAATAAAAAGGCTTCTTGCGTACAGGTAGTCCTGCGCCGTTATGTTGTACTCCGGCACAAACACGCAGTTCCAGCGGTCCGCGTTCACCCAGTATCTTATGAAGTCCTGCTTCTTTCTAAGCCCCTTGAAAAGCTCGCCTGTTGTCTTCTGGAATGTGAGAGGATTGTCGCCGTCAAGGACAGGGTAGGCCGCCGCTCCGCCGAATATGAGGCTCTGCGTTATTGCCTGCGAGTACGCCTCGTTGAATCCGCACTCGTTCGCATAGTCCTCAAGCCGTGTGATGTCGTCAGGGCTCATCTGTGCGCACTCAAAATGCACGCCGTCCAGCGAGAGGCAGCCGGCTTTCTTGTTGATGATTCTTGCGGGAACTCCGCCGTTGGCATAGTAGGCGGTCGCCTCCGACGGTGTAATTGACACCGGGATAAAGCTGTCTGTCTGCATTCCCGGGTCTATGTATGTGCCTATTCCGCTCACAGGGTTGCTGTAGCCGTCCTGTACTATTCCCTTGTTCTGCGCCAGCTTCGCCGCGTTTGACCTTGCCTCCATGTCCGCTTTCAGCCTCTGCGGAAAGTCGGAGATGAGCCGCTTTCGCATTTCTTCCGCTGTCTGCGTTCCCGGTCTGGCGTCCTGGACCACCGCTCCCAGCTCGTCTCGTATCGCCTCAAGCTCGCCTGCGTCCAGCGTGATTTCGCCGTAGCCGTCCTCTGTCTCCCTTGAGACGCTCTCGTGCCTTGCGATTATCTCGAATATCCTTTTGTGGTGTGGATTGTTTTCTGTTGCCTGTAATTGTTCAAATCTTGCCATACCCTTATAGTCGTTTTGGGATATGGCAGTGAAAGAAAGTTTATCTTATAATGTCTTTAGCGTCTTTTACAAAGTTGTATGCTCTGCGCATAAGCCTGTTCTCTGCAAGGAATTCTAAACCTTTTAGTGTTATGTGTGGTGCTGTAACAATTATATTGAAAGTTTGATTGCTGAGTTCCTTTGCCCTGATTCCCGCAATGTACCCAGCGTCTATAAGCATTTGCAAGTATCTATGTCTATCGCTTCAATGCTTTTGTTCGAGATATTGCCCGGCAATCCAGATTTGCTCTTTAACTTTTTCCCCACAATATTTTTTAGAATATTTCTTGCTTCTGAAAAACTGTTTGCACTTCTTATGGGTATTGCCTGCTTTATAACTTCCGCAGTATTGCCCCACATATTAAGAGAAAGTTTTTCTGCGTTTTTTGTGGAGTTGCTTTTTTCGCCTTTTGCAACAAAACGACCATCGTTGCCGTGTTCCGCTCCGTTTCCGTCTATTTTGTTATCCGCCACATATCCGTATCTTTTTAAGCTGCTGAACATTTCCTGTATTGTCATACATCTATAGTCATTCGCGCTACACGTTCTTTCCGGCGATGTTCAGGTATCCGTTCTCGGTTATGCTCTCGCGTGAAAGCTCCTTTAAATTCATAAAGTCCGGGTCGCTCCGCACGATCCTGTAGATGACGTACTCCAGCGCGTCGCAGAAGTGGTCGGGGGCTTTCTCTCCCTGGCCTTTCTCCGGCTTTCCGTTCTGGTCGTAAGCGCGCACTTTCAGAGCCTCCGACAGCTCGTTCGTCTCCCTTGTGCTGAACACGTACAGAAGCCCCATTCTGAACAGCTTGTTCACATAGAACATGCGGTCAAGAATCCTGGGGTTCGCACTCCCGATTCTGCATTGTATTCCCCAGTCTATAATCTGCTGCTTGTAGCCCTTGATGATTTCCTTTCCCGCGCAGTCTGGAAACCACAGAATCTCGTTCCGCACATATTTTTTCCGCATCTCTTCCGGGGCGTGTCCTATCTCGTCAAAGCTCCAGCCGCACGTTATGTAGAGCCGGCCGTCCTTTTTTATTACCGCCGCCGCCTTTGAGAATCCGCTGTTAAGGTCCTGGCCTATCATCACGGTGTATTCCACGCCCACCTCGAACGGCTTTATGCGGTGCTTCCGCTCGTCGTATTCAGGATAGACGCGTCCTGCCATAAGGTTCACGAACATTCCCTCAAGGTACGCCATGCGCTCGTTGTCGTCATAGATTGCGTAGAGATTCTTGACGTATGCCGGGTCAAGGCTCGTGTTGTTCCGTGTGAGTCCGCGCACAAGGCAGTAGCGCAGCTTGTCGCGCCGGAGCTTCTGGACAATCTTGTAAAGCCCCCGGTAGCCGTGGACTGTAGAGAAGTACATTATGAACGGCTTCCGTCCGTCGGGCAGGGTGATTCGCGTCCGCTCTGAAAGAGCCTTGTGCGCCTCAATCGCCTTCATCTCCGCAAGCTCGTCTATCTCGTCGCACAAGCAGATGTTTATGTTAGGACCGTATATGTCCGTAGGCTGTCCTGTGGCTATCAGAAGAAAGCGTATTGTTCCGATTGTTATTATGTTGTCCTGCTGGTTGTACACGAACGGTGAATTCGTTTTCTTGAGTATTTTCTCAAGGTCAAGAATGACAGTCTTCTTGAGAAGCGTTATTGTCGTGGAGCAAAGCCCGATTGTAACGTCCTTTCCGCTGTAACGCTTGCAGAGGCATATAATCATCAGCACGATGGAGAACGACTTTCCGCAGCCGTAGCCGCCGCAGAGGAAGAAATAGGAGATGTCCGGGAAAGCCTGCGGAGCCGACACAATCTGCCGCTGGTGTATGAACGGCTTTATCTCCTCGTTATTCTGTGTCTGCACTTTCGCCATAGTCCGGGATTTCCACCATTGGAGAATCTTCCAGCTGCTCGCTTGTCATCGTGTCGCCGGTGATGTTTATATTGAGCGGGTCGGTGCTGTCAATCTTCACAACAGACGAATCCTCATAGCCGCGTTCCTTTCCCTTCATCCGCAGATACCACTTGCTTGTGGCTGTGTCTCCGTTCGCGAGTTCCTTTATGATGTTGTTCTCCGCAAGGTCAAGGACAATGTTCTTTTCCTGCCACAATGCCTTTTCGCAGCTTTCCCATTTGTGTATGTATTTTTCCACCGTGTCCCAGCAGATTTTCTCACCCATGTCGGATTCCAGCTTGCGCTGAACCTTGCTTATAAGCCCTTGTGAGTTCTCAATCGCACGGAGCATTTGCTCCTGTGTTATTTTTTTCGACATCTTTTCCCCCTTCCGAATTTCCGATTTTTTGAGGCTTCAAGGGCAGTTTTATTTATATGATTCTGTGTTTTTATTTCCATTCTGTTTTCCTCTATGCGCTCTTAATCGTCCGCCAAAGTTCCGCTATTGATTTGACTTCTGGGACATTATCGGCTATATTAATTGATGAAGCGTGTGTCTGTTTTTCAGCTCCGCTACATAAGGGTTTCGGTGAGGTCGCCACCGTGTAATCATCAGCTGCGCTAGGATTCGGGCTGTTTTCCGTTTTCTCTTTTTCAAATCCTGTTACAATCCAAGTCTTTTTATTTCCGTTCCATGAGCGTCTTATTGCGACTGTAAAATTATCTTTTTCTATCGCAATCCGTCCGTTGCTTGATGTCTGATAAAGTTTTCCTTTTTCTACAATTTCGCCGAGTTTTTTTGCGACTGCCTCGCCGTGTTTGTCTATGATATGAGCCAAGCCGTAGCCGGTATGCTTTTCAGAATTTATGACTTTGCCCCATACAATATCAATGTCGCCTATTTCCTTGCGGTTAAATGCACCCTTTATTTGACCGCTTTGTTTTCTCATCAAAAAATCAACAGCTTTCTGACCTTGCCCCTTGTATTCTGGATAATTCTTTTCAGGATAACTGTCGTCATGGTCATCTCCATTTCCGCTGGCAAACCGTCCGTTGTCATCTCTTGGGTGCCTTGCTTCCTCCCATTCCGCGTCTGTTACCGTGTACCTGTCGCGTTTCGCGTAGTCAAATAGATTCTGTAAGCTGCTGAATTCCATATATATATAGTCTTTTTAATAAAAAAGGGCTGCCGTTTTCTGACAGTCCGCAGTTTTTTTTATAAGGAATTAATCCAGTCTTCAATCTGTGTTTTTGAAACTCCGTTTCTGTATTTTTCTTTTATCGCCTGCAATTTTTCAGGACTGTTCCTGTACCACTTTCCGCTGAACCTTTCGTATCGTTTAGGATGGTTTTTGTAATATCTTTCTAGTGCCCTTTTAAGATTCACTTGAGATACGCATTCTTTGGAGCAGTATTTCTTGCTGGTTACTGCTCTGAATTTCTTTCCGCATATTTTACAAACTTTCAACATCTCGTCACTTCCTCAAAAAAGGCTTGGATTCTGCCTTTCCGTTTCTCTCTTCTGGCGTTCTTCCAGAATCCTGTCAATTTCTTTTTCGTAGCCTCTGGATTCTGTCAGCGCGCTTTGTGAGCGTGCCCTGAAATACTTTTTCTGCGCTGTTCTCATTTTAAAAACCAAATCCGTAAATTCTCCTGTTGTCATTTTGTTGCATCCTTATGGAACTAAATAGAATCTTTTATAGTCCGCGTATCCGATGTCAAAACCGACTGAGCGCGCGTAATATAACTGCTTTGCTCTTTTCAACTGTATTTCGGTGCAGGTGATTTTAAGAGGCTTCGGCGGTTTTTGAGCCGCCTTTCTTTTTTCCCACCGCATCTTTTTTCCGGCTAAAAAGTCCTTGAAGTCCCACTCGTTGACTGGGTTGTATTTATGACCATACTGCCAGGTCTCGCCGTGAAGCTCGAAGTTATGGATTATCCTGCCGTCCTTGGCAAGAATCAGCTGTGTTGTGAATCCGTTTGAGTAGACGTCAAAATCTTTGCTCAGCTTTTTAAGGACTTCGCGGGCTTTTTTTCCGCTGCATTTTAGAAGCCGTGATATTATTCTCACCGTGTCAGACAGTCGGTCAACAACAATAGTGTCGCCGTCTGCGTCTGTCAGCGTGTCTGAAAAGTCCAGAAGTCCCTGCGTCATTTTCTTAATCCAAATCATCAAATAATGACGGCTGTTTTGGTTTTGCCGGGTGGTTGCAGATTACATATAGGCCGTCATCATATCTCACAAAATATTTACATCTGTTTTTTCCGCTTCCGCTGTAACATTCATCCTGGCTCAAGTTCCGGACGGCAAACGGGCATTGTGTTTTATCGCTGTACCAGTAGCCGTCCGCGCCTTGTTTGCTTTCGCCGCGCCATATCGGAATTCTGTTCATTTTCCCCCAAGCCCCCGCGCTATCTCTGTCTGAAAATCATCAAAATGGTTTTTGATTTCCCTGTGCGCTTCTTCCGCATTCATTCCGTCAAAGCAGTAGTCGCCGCTTATGCTCCGCCATGGGCACAATTTTCCATACTCCCGATATGCGCTCTCGCAATTCCGGCATCTGGCTTTTAGAATCTCATCTTCTTTCATTTCTTGTCCCCTATTTGATTTTTATTTTCTGTTAAAGGCTAATTCGCATAGCGATTCTATTTTTTCGTATGCCTCTAGGTATTTGTCGTGGACGAAATAACCTTCTGTATCGTGTATCATAAAGTAGTCGGCAAGCTCCTCTATCTTGTTGGAGTTGTCCGCCTTCCATTCGTCAAAAGTCATATCCTAATCTCCCATAGGTCGTTGTTTTTGCACTGTCTGAGAAGCCTGCATATTCTTTGTTTTTTCTGTGCAATAATTCTGTTTGTTCCATCAACTTTTACGCAGCCGAAATATTCAACAAAATTCTTGCAGTTTTCGCAGTTCTTCATTCTTTCAATCTGTGCTTTTAGAGTTCTAATCTCTTTTTCAAGCTCAAATACTTTGTAACGCTCCTTGTCTCCTAAAGTCATATCCAAATCTCCCATTTGTCATAGTTATTGCAGACGTTGCAAGGCTCTCTTAATTCGTCTTCATCCAAGTCCAAGATTTCCATTTCTAGGACTTTCAGACGGTGCTTGCAGTTGTCGCAGCACTGTATCGCCCTCAAGACTTTATATGTCTTGCGGTCTGATATGGTTTCAGGCTCTCCACTCAAATTCATCCCTTATGCTCCTACAAAAACGCATTGAAATCTTTTTTGAATACATAACGCGCAGCAATTCTCAATCTCTGAAAGAAGTTTGCGCTCCGTGCTTTTGTTTCTATGTATGTCCTCACATCTTCAAAAGCCGACTTGTATTTACTGTTTATCGCTTTTCTTATCTGTCTGTTGTATCTGTCGCTCATTCTGTTATCTCCCGATAGTCATACATTCACTGCTGTCGCATATAATGGTCGCCTCAAGAACACGGAAATCTTTTTCAACAACCTTTCTTGCCGCCACAAGTGCGGCGTTGTATGTTCTGTAGCAGTGGGCTTTATGCGGAAGTCCGTCATGTACATACCTGCAAAAAATCTCGCCTTTTGTGTCTGTTTTATAGGAAACGAGGTAATATTTATCAGGCTTGCCAGTAAGCACGCTTTTCATTGTAAGTAAAATTCTATACACATCGCCAGTTTTCCTCATAGCTTATCCCCTATGCCCTCCGCTCGTTTGCGGTTCTTATCAAGACAATCAGCAATAGTCTTGTCCAAATCAATATTTTCCTCGCAGGCAATAATCGCACAGCAGCAGATTATGTCCGCAAGCTCGGAGGCGAAATGGTCTTTGAAAATTTCCTGCTCGGGCTTGTTCAGCTGCGGATAGCTGTCCATTCTTGTGTACGCTTCCATTGCCTCGACAACTTCCGTTGCGCAGTGCTTCAACATTGCTCTTGTTTCTACGGAGATATTCGCTCCGTTTTCCTGCCGCTTCCTTGCGGTTTCATAGCTTGCCTTTGCAATCTCATTCAAGTTCATTCTTCATCTTCCTCCAGCACGGTCTCTTGACCGCGTTCTTTCCGGCTATGAATTCGTCCGCTTCTTTTTTTGACAAGCCGCATTTAACCACGACATAGCCGCAAAGCTCGTCATTCCATACGGACACGCGCCAGCAGTATTTCGGGGCTTTCTTTTTCTTGGCGGCGGTCTTTGTTTTAGGCCGTCCGCGCCTTCTGTCATTTTTCAGGTCGCTAATCATTTCTTCTGTAAAGAAGCAGTAACGCCACCGTTTTAGTGGGACTATGCCGTGTCTCTTGACTTTCGCAAAAAATGCGGTTTTTGATTTTATTCCAAGAATCGCCATGGCTTCTTTCGTTGTGTACATCTAGTCCTCCAAAGCCCTGTCTAAACTGTCAATGCAGATTCCGAACATGAAAGCAAGTTCTCTTGCAACAAGCCTCTTGCCCTCCTCGAACGCCTCTTCCGCGCTGATTTCGTCAATCTCGTTTTCCCTCATGTACTCTTTAAGATTCATCATGTCTTACTCCTCTATTCCGCAAGGCGAGCCGTCAAGGTATGTATACTCATCTTCTAATTCTGATACATCTAGTGTATGAGCAACATTGTCATACACAATAGTTACTTCATCAGCTTTAATTCGTACAACAAGATATTTAACACCTGTGATAATTCTCTTAATCCATATAGTAGGAGGTATGTGCACTTGTGATATAAGGTTGAAATGCCCACAGAAGTGGGCAATCATCTCATCTGTGTCTCTGTATGGGCGGAGCTTCTTTTCCTTTGGCTCCTCGATAAGATAGAAAAGGTAATACCCGCAATCGTCTTTAATATTGAATCTACGAGAACAAGAATCATCATAAATGTTTTCAATTTCTCCAAACACTGATTTGTCTGCAGTGCAGACTGCGTCTCTAAGCGCTTTCAAATTGTCAGCATAATACCCTTTACTGCCAGGTTTAATCTCGTCTGCATTCAATGCAATGTACACTTTTGACTTGTCAAATACCATTTTGTTCCTCCAAGTTTCTCTTCACGCTTCTTTTCTCGTCCTCGGAAAGCGTGAAAAAATTTATATTGTTCTTTATGCAGTAATCCTCCAGCTTCTCTGCCTTTGTCCTTGAGTACATTGTTTTCTTTACCTGAAGATACATATAGGCTATAAAGCTGGTTTTTATCTTCAGGTTGTTTTTAAGAATCTGCTCAATCACAAGGCTTGCGCTGTCTACCGCAAACTCTTCCTTATGCTCCGCGGAAAAAATCAGCTTCTTTTCCTTTGTCTCCTTGCTTATGATTTTTCTTGCAATCTCCAGCAGGAGCAGAAACATCTCTTCAAGTTTTTCTGTCCTGCCGTGGTAGTATTCATACTGCAGATTCATAAGCCTCTGGTTGTCGTTCTCTGGTTTTTCAAAAAAGGGCAAGCCATCAATCTCTTTTTTCTCCTCCTGTTTCTCCTGCTCAAAAAAATCAAAGTCAAGAAAATACTGAAAACCGCATTCTGTCTCCTCTCCGCTCATCTTTATTTCCCTGTAAGCATTGCGGCCTCTTCCCTGAACGCTTTGCAGCACATCTTGCACTTGCAGTATTCCCAGTCCTCCCTCTTGCAGGTATAAAAAGGATTTCCGAACATCCTGCAGTATGATTTCTCTGTGCATTCAAAGCACCTTCCGCCGCCGTGGTAGTATTTATCCGCAAGGTCTTTCGGAATCGGATAATCCACGTTGAGCCTTATAAAATTGCCAGGTAATTCATACCCGCATTTTAAGACAAGGCTTTTTGAAAAACGGCTTTCAAGAAGGTTTCCTGTTTTCTCCGTGTCGTCAGCTTCCGCTTTTCTCCAGCAGGTGTAGCAGACTGTCTGGCTTGTTGGGTAATTTGTGCCGCATACCTTGCATTGCTGCCATGTTATCAGTTTCTTGGTTTCTTCCTGTCCGTTTTCAGTTGATATCCTGTTCGCCATAAGCTCCTCCCATTTCGCTTTCAAAGTCTGTTTTCAGCTTCTGTCCGTATCCTGAAAGGCATTTCTCTTCCTGAAACTCAAAATAACTTGCGCCGGTCGGCATCCCCCTCTCGACCCATTCGTCGTGGTAATGCTCGAAGATTTTAGGAATAAAGCGCGGGCTGCTTCTCATTTCATCAAGAAGCTGTGTTTCTATCTGCTCCGGCGTTCTCTGTATTTCTTCCTGGCTGCCGGCTTTTCGGACTAGAAATCGGTTTTTGTCAAAATTCGCCGGCAGAAGGTCATAGAACCACTGCTTCTGGACGAGCTGGTAGAAGCCTATCTTCTGCCTGAATCCGCAGTATGTGTCCGGGTTCGCGTAGATGTCCGTGAAATTCCTGCAGGCCTGTATTATGTCGTCGCTGTGCACGTTCTGGAGTTCTTCTTTCCTGTGGATTGCAGAAAGAGCGTTCTTGAAGTCTGTTTGTAAAAATGAAATCTCATTTTCCTTTGCGCACGGAAGCCTGGCGTTTTTGAAAATCTCAAATATTTTTTTTGAATATTCAGTTTGAGAAGGTGAGAGAGTGTTAAAAACCGCTTCGCCTGCGTTAAGATTATGATTCTCTCTCTCATTCCCATTACCATTTAGATTATCATTATGATTAAGATTATGATTATTAAGGGTTGTTTGGTTGTTTTCGGGTTGTTTTGGTTGTATTTCTTCAAGATAGGTTGTTTTAGTTGTTTTTAGGTTGTTTTCAGTTTCTTCGGGTTGTTTTTCATATTTTGAGTTGTTTTTACAAGAATCAGTTGTTTGGTTGTTTTCTTCTATATTATTGAGATTCTTTCTTTGTGCGTTCTGGTTTCCGCTTGGTGCGCCGCCTTTTGATGATTTGGAGTTGTCTATAAGGTCTTTCATGGGAAGCCATATAATCATCTCTATTTCACTGAGATTTTCCGGCTCAGTGCCGAACATTCCATAGTTTGTGACCGCCTCATAGAATTTCAGTTTCATTTCTGGAGTCGGCATTAAGTCAATCTGTTTTTTTGTTGTCTCTGAAAAAACAAAGCTCTTGAACCTGTTCATATATTCCCCTTAATATCTTTTCAGTTCTTTTTCCACAATTTTCTTTACAAGGCGCAGGCATTTGCCCGGATTGTTCCCGATGTTGCACAGCTGGTTGCATCCAAGACTGCACACAATCGCTATGTTCATCGGGTGGTCTATTATCCACGCTCCCCATTTCGTCCTGTTTGGCTTTGTGTTGGCTATCCTGTGCGCGCCCTGCCAGCCGTTCAGTGAAAGCTGCTTTCCGCATACCTCGCAGATTCCGCCGCAGGTTGCCAATGCCGTAAGTCTCTGTTGCTTTTCATTCTCGTTCATCCGCTTACTCCTTCAGCACAATCTGCCAATCCGCCGCCAGAAGGTGCGCCGCTTCTATCAGCTTTGCGCATTCCTCGGTGTCGCATTCGTGCTCGCTCTTTGGCAGCAGATAGCCGTTGATTACCGTGTATGGGTAACCGAGGGCTTCGACCGCTTTCATCTTCACGCAGTATTTTATTTCGTCGTAGCTGTGGCTTGTGATGTTGCAAAGCTGCACGATGTGTCCGTTCAGGTGGTGGTTCTGGCTGTTCGCTCCTGTTGTTCTCGGTCTGTAGGGCGGTTTCAGCGTAACCTGCACAAAGTCGTTGTATTTCTCACGGCAGGAGACAAGAATCTTTTTTAGAGCCTCCCGGATTCCCTCGTCCTCTGGAATCTCGAAGCACAGAAACCCTTTTCTGAAAACTCTTTTCATTGTGATTCTTATTTCCGCCATGTTTTATCTCCTAGAAAGGAATATCTTCCGGGAACTCGTCAGCAGGCTCTTTCTGCGCTGTCCGTTCGCTGTAAAGCTCCGAGAGGTAGTCGATGACCTGCCTTGCAGTCCGGCTCTGCCTCCAGGTTCCGACCTTCGCGCATTCCTCTTTTGAGAACACAAGCGTGCCGTCTGCAAATTTCTTGCCTAGAAGCTCATTTATAATCTGCCGTTCTTCCTGTGTGTCCGGGCCGCCTTTCATCTGTGGAGCTGCCTGTCTTTGCTGTTGAGGCTGGCTTGATTGGTTCGGGCTATGGCTGGAGTTGTTCGGAGCTGCGCTTTGCTGCTCCTGCGGTGTATCCTTGTACTTCGAGCCGTCCCAGCGTCCGGCGTAGATGTCGGCCGCGACACCGAGCATTTTAAGGCTTGTGCTGAACGCGTCTGTAACCGCCATCTTGTAGCCCTCGTCGTTTGACTGAAGCCCCGCGTTGAATGCGTTCACCAGCTTGCTTCCGCCGATTCCTACAATCGGGTCAGACCATTCCTTTGTGTCCGTATTCCTGATGAATACCGCCACCTGCGCGAATGCAAGGACTTCGCCTTTCGCGCCGTTTTCTGTCCATAATTTTTGGACCTCATATTTCCAGCCGATTCCGACAAGTCCGAATTTCTCGGTCATCGCCTCGTACCTCCACTGCGGGTTGATGTCGGTTTTTCCTTTCAGGTTTCCGGCAGTTATCTGCCTTAGAGCCGTGGCAGGCGGCTGGCTCAATGATTTGTATATTTCTATTGCGTTCATCTTTTTATCTCCTCAATCTCAAGGATTCTGTATTCGCATTCGTCCAAGCCGTAGATTTTCTTGCATTCCTCTACGCTTCTTACGATGCATTCCTGTTTTCTCCATTCTCCGTGCGACCATTCATCGCGGTACTCAAAGACAATTCTTTTCATCGCTGCCTCTCCTTAGTTTCCGTAGTAGCCGTAGCCGTCGTTCTGCGGCTGGCTGTCGCTGCCGGAGTTTCCGCCGAGCAGCTGGACGTTTTCCGCGCCGACTGTCACCTTGCTGAAATTCTGTCCGTTCTTCTGCCACCGCTCCTGTTTCAGGAATCCCTCGACCGCTATCTGCTTTCCTTTTGTCAGATACGGCTTAAGGCTTTCCGCCATTTTTCCGTAGATTTTCACATCAAAAAAATTCGCCTCGTCAATCCGCTGGTTGTCCTGTTTCCGGCTTCTGTTCACGGCGATTGACAGGCTGCCGATTGCGGCTCCGCTGTTCGTGTACTTTATCTCGATGTCCTTTGTCAGCCGTCCTACAAGGACTGTCTTGTTTATGTCTGTCATGTAAAGCTCCTTCTGTCGGGTGAAAGTGCCGCGCAAAGTTTTTAAGCCTTGTGCGGCTGGTAATTTCGCCCTGGCTGTCTTTCCAGCTGTCAATCCAAATTGCAATGATGCTAGTGCGTGTCTTTTCCCACGCCGTCAATATATCTTTCCCATACGGGAAGATTTCATTTTGTGTACACTCCAGAACCCTTGTCCTGAAGCTCCGAGTAGGTTATGCCGTGGTCGGACATATAGCCGCGCAGGTCAAGGAACTGGCTGCGTGTAAGGGTGAAAACAAGGGCGTATTCCTCCATCTCCTCCGTTTCCTCCGGCTTTATCTCAAGTCCGAGCGCGGCGCTTGCAAGGCCGACGGATTCTTTCTCGCTTTCCGCCTTTTTCTCCTCACTCCATTCGTCCTTTTTCTGCTGCTGGATTTTCTTGAAGCGTTCCACTTCCTCGCGTTCCCTCTGCTCTCTGGCGAGCCTTTCGCGGTTCGCCTTGAGCTGGTTCGCTTTCTGCATGGCTTCTGTTATGGATAGTGTGTCAAGGTAGACCGTCTTAAGAAGCGACACGTCTTCTGGTGGAAACTGCTCAAGGATTTTCAGCTCGTCAAAAATTTTCTTCTGGATTGCGTCAATTTCTGCGAGGACATCTTTCAGCTTCGCGGTCTTGTTCGTCCATTTCTTGATGTCAGTTATCTTCGCCAGGTCTGTGATGTCGAAAAGCGAGAAGCCTGTTTTGTTCCAGTATTCCTCGATTTTTTCCCATTTCTCGCCGCGCTCTCTTTCGTCCTCCGCCTTGACAATCTCGTCAAGACCGGCGCTTGCGGCTTTTATGGCCTTGCAGGTTTCTGTGATTGTGATCTTGAACTTGTTGAATGGCTCCATGTACTCGCGCTCAAGTTCAAGCCTTTTTGCATTTAGTGATTTTTCAGCCTTGTTTAGAAGAGCTTTGTCGGCTTTCGCCTCGTCAGCCTTTCCGATGTAGTTTTCCGGGGTGTAGTCCTCAAGGTGTTTCAGGACAATCTGCCTGATTGCCTCCGCGTTGCTTTCCAGCGTTCCAAGTGTGAGGCGGCTCTGAAGCTCTAGTTCTTTGCTTTCAAGCATTTTTCCGCCTCCTTTTTAATGTTACTTTTCATACAGTAACCTCCTGTTTTTTTGGTTGTCTGGCGGCCACCTTTTCAACCTATGCCGCTGCCCCGCAATGAACGGGGAGTGATTCTCTCCAGCGGCTAGCCTATAAGAACCCTTACGGCCACATATCCGACCACAAGAATCCCAAAAAGGAACATCGCAATTTCGCCTTTTTCAAAGCAGTATTCTTTGTGTGCTTTCCAGGTGTTTTTTCCTGTCTTTTTTGCGACGATGATTTTTCTCAT